TGAAACCGCTGTTTTTCCGGAACACAATATTATGTTTATCAACAATTTGAAAGAACAAGGCATCCAGTTTTTCAGAACTGAGATGAAAACATTTTGCCAATCATCATCAAATATTCCAGGTAAAAAAAAAATAATTGTGGTGGACGATATTGACACAATCAATGAACAAAGTCAGCAAGTTTTTCGCAACTATATTGACAAATATTCTAAAAATATTCATTTCATATCGGTTTGTTCAAATATTCAAAAGGTGAATGAAAGTCTGCAATCCCGTTTGCACATATTGAAAATAAACCAGGTAAATCGCGCAAATTTAGAAACCACAATGGCAAAAATTGTTGAAAAAGAGGGTTTAATCATTGACGCCGACGCCAAAGAATTCATATTAAATATCAGCGACAATTCAATTCGCGTTTTAATCAATCATTTGGAAAAAATATACATTCTTGGTCAACCAGTTAATATGGACCTAGTTCACAAATTGTGTTCCAATATTTCGTATGTGCAATTTGACAATTACATTAGTAAGCTCAGGTCGCGGGATTTGAATGGTGCAATCAAAATATTATATGAAATATACGATTACGGATATTCAGTGATAGACATATTGGATTACTTTTTCACATATGTAAAATTCACCAATAACTTACAAGAAGTTGAAAAATACCGTGTTTTGCCATTTCTCTGCAAGTATATCACAATTTTCCACAAAGTCCACGAAGATGTGATTGAACTCGCATTTTTTACCAATAGTTTGATGGCGTCCGTAAAGTAATCCAAATAAAATACTGCAAATATAATAAATGGCTTCAACACACAACCTTGACATAAACACATACTCTTTAGACGAAATTTTTGGTCTCTTTGATTTAAATTATAACTTGACCGAGGATTCTATGCGTGCCGCGAAAAAAAAGGTTCTCATGATACACCCCGACAAATCGCGTCTTCCTGCAAACTATTTCCATTTTTACAAACAAGCATACGAAATTGTCTTGAACATATACAAGCAAAAATCCAAATTCAATGATAATACAAAGGGGGCACCACAGCAATATACTCCGGATGTCGAACAGCATGCATCCATTGGCAACAATGGAGCCCCTCCTGCAGATGCCAACATTTCAAAGAAGTTTTCAAATACCAAATTCAACGAGTTGTATGACCAAAATATGGTGCGAAAAACGGACACCTCCCGTTTTGACTGGTTCAGACGCGACGAACCAGTTATGGACGATTTTAGTAAACGACAAGTTAATCCCAAAAATATGGGGTCCGAACTAGAAGCAATCAAGCAGAAACAATCGGCCCTCCAAGTGTATAAAGGCGTCCAGGAGATGCAGAGTGGCGGAGGCACCAGTTATTTCGAAGATGACGAAGAATCCAATGAATATGTGGCCTGCAACGTTTTTAGCAAATTGAAATTCGACGATTTGCGCAAGGTGCATAAAGACCAGACAGTGTTTGCGGTTTCAGAGGCGGATTTTAACAAGAGACCGCAATACAAAACGGTGGACCAGTTTGTGAGAGAACGAGATGCAGGCGGAAGTGCACCACTGTCAAAAGCCGAAGCTGCAGGTTTATTGGAGAGACAACAGAAAGAAAAAGAACAATTGATTATGAACAAACAGCATCGCGACTACATGTTGCAAAAAGAGTATGAGGAAAAACAGAAATCGGTTCGCGCGGCGTTTCTCCAATTAAGGTAGGGGAACCTACGGTAGGGGAACCGTAGGTTCCCCCTACGACCCCCTCCCTTTGTTTTTTCATATGAATTATATAAATTTATATAACCAATATTCCAATAAAAGGAGGGGGTATGGGGGAACGTAGTTCCCCCAAATATATCTGCGATTATTATAATATCAAATAATGTTTGACAAAAAATATGCTTACCATTATTTAATCGCAATTGGCGCGATTGGAGTAGTCAGTTATTTTGGCGACAAAATCAAACAGGGATTATCCAGCAATGATGCAGAGAACGAGCTGATTCGCAAATATCTATTGAATGAATCACCCCTTTATGGTATGAACCGACCCAAGCTTTGGATTCACAGCACTTACGAGAAAAACGCCCGCCAATGGAAGGATTTTTACAGCCGAAATACCACCGATTTGAACCAGCCATATATTCATCTCACAATTAAATCAATTATCAATCATTGTGGAGCGGATTTCAACATTTGTCTCATTGATGATGAAACATTTAGCAAACTCATCCCCACTTGGCAAGTCAACATGGCTACTCTTTCCGAGCCCCATAAATCTACTTATCGTGAGGTTGGAATGTTGCAACTTCTCTACTTGTATGGAGGAATTATTGTGCCAAATTCGTTTATTTGTATGCAGAACCTGGCGCCGCTTTTGACCGAGCAGCCATTTGTGGCAGAGATGGTAAATCGCACGTGCAACGCGTCCAACCAGAATTTTATGCCGTCCACCAAATTTATGGGTGCGAAGAAAGGATGCCCCGTTATACAAAAGATGTTGGCGGAAAACAAAGTGGATGTGAACCGCCACTTCACAACAGAAGGCAAATTTTTAGGAAATACTCAACAATGGTTATACAATGAGGTGAATGCGGGGTCAATGCAATTGGTCAATGGTAAACGAATTGGAACAAAAACAAGCAGAGGAAAACAGATTTTATTGGAGGACCTGATGAGCGAGGACTATCTGGATTTGGAAAAAGACGCGTATGGAATTTACATTCCTGCAGAGGAAGTTTTGGCCAGACCTAAATACCAATGGTTGGCCTACTTATCATCGGAAGAAGTTTTGAAAACCAATGCAGTTATAATAAAATACTTGAAATCGTCGACGGTTGATGCAGTCAATGAGTATTTTTCGGAAGCAAATGTGGTGAAGAGTGTGTCTACCATATAAGGGAACCGTAGGATTTCACGTGCAAAGCACGCTTACCCCTTTTTTTGCTTTGCTTATCCCTTCCTTTTGGCCCTTTAGGTCACCAAAAAAATATAAACAATTTTTTGATTATATTTTTTATGAAAAGGCATTTTGTTGAATGCACAAAGGCTAAATTTTGCTTCCAATATAATATCCTATCATATTGACAACAATATCAATATATGAATTATTATTTATTTCGTTCCAATATCTTTCCGGTACAGGCCAATATGTTTTTACAAAATTATATAGTTTTTTGTTATACACAACAAATCTTTCAAATACCTCCCATAATATACCAAAAAATAGTGCTAAATAATACTTATTTGGATATATATATCCAATAACAAGCCATAATATAAAATGATTCAATGTAAACAAATCAATTGTTGTTGATTTCATTATATTTATAATTATAAAATAATAATCTCAAAATGGAATGTATAATGGGTATAAAGATTTTTATGTAAAAATATTTATATAATATATAGAGCAATTTACACAATGCTCTGCCAAATATTTAAACAAGAAATTCCCCACCATATATTATTTGATTTGTTGGAAAAAGTATGTTTGAAAACCGAAAAATACTATTTTATTGACGTTGCAGCATACAACAAACTATTGTTCATGGATTTAAAAAAACCGTTTATTGATGCTCTGACCGAGTATTATTTTTTATCAAAGCGGTTTTATTTAGAGAGAGATTTCACATATAGTTCTTTCACAAATATTGTTCGGCAAATTTGCAAGCATGAGAATATTAAATTCGAGTCAGAAATCAAATACAGCCACTCCAAATATTATATAAATTTCTTTATATATCTCCCGGAATAAATATATATAGCTATATACAAATGAGCAAAAATGCATATGCAACCATTCATTTTGGAAGCAATCCAGTTTATTTGGAATTGGAATTATATTTTTTCATAATGTTGCGAAAATATACGACCAATGATATTTTATATTTATATTCTGCGACGGATACTCCCAAATATTTCGTAGACGCAGTTCGTCCATTTGTAACCGAGGTGATTCCATATGATGATACCGGAATCACATACAATGTCAAATTTGAAAGCGGTTATACAAATTTCAACACATTGAGAACATGCAATTTTATTTTTGCATACAATTTAGAAAAATATGAAAAAATATGTATTATTGAGTCGGATATGGTAATCATGAAAAGTATCGATTCTATTTTTGAATTGAATTCGCCAGCAGTATTATCTTATTACATTAGCAATGCAACTCCGGAAAATGAGAAAATAGTGCACAATGCAAGATTAAACACAAATGTCAAAATTGACAACAACCCAGCAGAAGTTATTACAAGATGCAATCAAAAGGGGAGACTCAATGGAGGTGTTATGTTGATTGAACCGAGTGTGCGTTTATTTGAAAAGTATATTGAAAAAATTCCCGATATTATCAGAAAAACATGTAAATATCCAAATGAGACGCTTTTTGAGTATGTCAACAATGCATATTATAATTTACCGGTTCGATATAATTTATCGCATTATCACGCAAAACCAAGTATTTTGAAAAGTTACAAATTGGATGAGAATGATGTTTTGGTTTTTCATTTTAACGAAACTAATTATAAACATCTTGATACTATTAAAAATCCGATTGATGAAAATGGAGAGAATTGGTTGGATATTTACAGGAGCACAACCGACCCAAAATATGCAATTAAAAAGATTCCAGTGTTGCATTACAAGGAATTTGTGTATGATGAAAATCACAAAAAAATCGAAGATATTATATGGGAATTTAAACGACCTCCGTCGCCAAAAGAGACGCCACCATCATCATCTTCATCTTCATTACCATTATCAAAAGAAGAAAAAAAAGATGAGAAAACCCAAAAATGGATAGACCGCGTGAACGATTTGGTTCAACGAATTTCGGCAATTCAAACAAAAAAAAAGTTATTAAAATTCCATACCAATTACATTCAGCCAATTTTAGAAATAACCAAGACCCATAAATTGAATATGATTATCAAAGATAAAATCAAAGAATTAACGGATGCATATGAATTAAAAATGAGTGAAATGCCAATGAGTGAAACTAAAAAAAAGAAAAGTAAAAGTAAAAAGAAAAGTAAAAGTAAAAA